ATTGTTTTTTGATTTCGTTAGAGTCTTAAAGATTCTCAAGCCTAAATATTTCTTATTAGAAAATGTCCGAATGAAAAAAGAATCTCAGGATATCATTAGCGAGTATCTTGGGGTTGAACCAGTAGCTATTAATTCTAATTTGGTCAGCGCACAGAATAGACACAGATTATATTGGACTAACATTCCTTTTGATATGCCAAAAGATAAAGGAATTATACTTGCTGATATTCTGGAGGATGGAGTAACAGACAGAGAAAAATCACATTGCCTTGATGCTAATTATTTTAAGGGTGGGAATCTTAAAAGTTACTTTGAGAAACACAGAAGACAATTAGTATTTAATAATAAAGGTGGCGCAATCAGAGGTCGCTATAATAAAGATGGAAAGATTCAACAACAATTAGAACTTAGACCTGATGAAAAAACAAATACATTAACCACAGTACAAAAAGATAATGTAGTTGTTAGTGGTTGTATTCAAGTAGGCGAAGCAGATATTAAAGGACACGATATATTAAAAAGAGTTTATAGTCCTAAAGGAAAATCACCTACTATTACTGCTCACGCAGGTAAAGGTACAGTACCTAAAATTATTAATAAATGTATCCAAGTAGGTGAGGCAGACTTAAAAGGATTTGATATTATCAAAAGAGTTTATAGTCCTGAAGGCAAAGCACCTACACTTACAACAATGGGTGGAGGACACAGAGAACCTAAAGTAATTGTTAATGAATTAACTTGGAGAAAACTAACACCATTAGAGTGCGAAAGATTACAGACTGTTCCTGATGGATACACTGAAGGAGTATCTAATACTCAAAGATATAAAATGTTAGGTAATGGGTGGACAGTAGATGTGATCGCTCATATTTTAAAAGGAATCAAAGAAGAAGAAGAACCGCAAGCAATAGATGATTATTATATGGCTTTACAAGATTGAGAATAGAGTTTACCAAAAGGATACGGAAGAATACAATGCACTTCCTGTTCGTTGACATTGTTAAGGTAAACTTACTAGCAGTTGGTAGTCTGCTTATCAAAACTACCCCTAATTATTAACTAAGGAGAAGGGGATATGCAACAACACGTTTTAGAATATAGCAAAGAAGAAGTCAGAGAAGCAGTAGACATTGCAATAGGTGATGATGGTCACAAGAGCAATGAAGTTATAGAGATACTCGAACATTTTAAAAATGAAGAACAACAACTGAGAGGTGTAAAATGAAACTTAAAAAACTATTAGAAATAAATGCAATGTGTGAAGAAGAAAAGTTACCGTGGGATGTGCAAGAATCTTTTGATTATGATTCAAATAATCTTGGACTTACAGATATACTTGAAATGGATATTGTACATTTTGTTAGAGCATTTAAATTGTTAAATAAAAAAGCAGTTGCTTCTAAGCGAACAACAGCTACGGAAAAATTTCTTTCCATCCCACCATTTAATAATAAACCAAGCAAAGTAGCATTGAATTTAATTGCAGGTAAATTACACATAGCTGTTAATGAACTAGAGGAGTACATAAATAATGACTGAACGTAAATTACCTTTTGCTTGCAAAGTAATAGATAAAAAACCTGTTGAAGTAGCCAATAGATTTACTGGTGATACAATAACTATACCGCCTGATGCTGTTGCAGTTTACGATACCATTATAGGTGCTGAAAGGATTAGAGATTACAAAACAATGCGCAAAGGTTTAGATTGGTTTATTGCAAATGAGCCTGATGCATATATGACATTACTAGATTGAACGGAGGCCTCAATGAATGAACTAATAACTTTTATTATCTGGTTGATTATTTACTTGGAGATATTTGGATGAATGAACAAAAAGAATACGATTGGAAATACAGAAGAACTAATTCTAAAGGTGATGTTATCTTTAGACATAATACAAATCAAACTGTAGAAGATGTTTGTAATTTTTTAGATGAATATAATATTGAATATGAAAAAAGATTAGGAGCAACAATGCTATGGATTTATTTTAATAATAAAAAGTACGCTTACTATTATACAACAGGAAAATGGGCGCCTTTTGCATCAGGAGGCTACCCAAAAAAACATTTTCACTCTAAAGGAATTGAAGATTTTTATAATAGATTTTTACTTTCTAATAAAAAATATGTTGTTAAAGAAACTGTTAAAGATGTAAAAGAAATATTAAATAAATTTAAAATAGAATATACAATTAAAAATTCAACTGTAACTTTAATTACTAAAGCTATACCAAGAGTTGATGGTAAAGGAAATAGAAAACGATTTACTTATGAGTACTGTATTGGAACAGGAAAATGGAGAGAAATAAAATTTAATAACACAAATATAAATTATTATAATTCTCAAGGCATAAAACATTTTGTAATTAAATATTTTCAAGCTACAGAAAAAGAACAGTTAAAAGGATTTCAAAGTTATGAATGAAATAGAAAAGATAGATTATGTTTCAGGTACAATTAAAGAAACTCTACAGGCTATGAAGGATGACATAGGTAACTTACCTCAATGGCAATTAGAAAACTCTTTAGAGTTACTTAAAGATTTAAAAGAGCCTTACTTGATAGCTATAAAAAATAAAATAAACTCAGGACAATTTTAATATAGGATTGAACGCACTATGAATAAACTAAATAAACTTTATCAAATTGAATCTGCTTTAACTACGTGCAGTCTAAGTATACCTATGGGATTAAGAAAAGAATCTCAATTAGGTATAGCTCTTAATAATGTAGAAGAGCTAATTGAACTGGAAATCCAGGATCACGTTGAACGTGGTAATGCTGCAGGCATTGCTTTAAGTTACACAGAAGAGTACCAACAAATGAACAACGACATTAAACTAAAAGGAAAAGAAAAATGAAAAGAGCTAGAACTAAAAGATATGTAATGACAGTTAATAAAGGTGAGACTATAGAAGAGTATAGACTGGCTGTGTTAAGAGATACTATAAAGTTTATTAATAAACATATAGACCACAAGTTATATATTAAATGTCACGGAAGATTTGGTAAGAACAATCCTCACTTGGCTAAGTATACTAATCAACACGGTAATATTAACTGGAGAGATTGTAAGTTAGAAGACGCACAAAGAATAGATGTGTATCTTCACGAAAGATAAACCTGTGTAAAGAAGTGTTAAGATTTGTTAAGAGACATTGACAATTTCTTAATGCTTCTTTAAACTCTATAGAGCTAAGAAGGAACTTAATATATGAATGAAAAGAAAGTAAAAGCCTTAAGAAGAAAAATAAAACCGCTTCAAGTAGAATGGTTAAAGACGCTACTGAACGAAGAAGAGGCATCACAGGTCTCTATAGATAATATAGATGAGTTAGCTCCTACACAGGATTACTATATGGCTAATCGAACTATGTACCTTTCCTTTATGACTCCTAAATGGATAATGAAATATCTTAAAAAGTATCCTGAGATAAATTCTTTTGCAGAACTAAGTATCTATTATGAAGATTGGAGAACTAAGAATAGAGGAACTTTAAACTGGATACAATAATAGGAGTCACTAATGTTTAAAACAATAACAATAGGATTAGTAATTGCACTAATGATTAATCTTGTTAGTCTTAATATGTATAATCTATATATCCAACAAGAGTTTGAGGGTCAAGTTACTACCACTAATTATCTTAATACTAAGATCATTGAAGTTAAAAATAATCTATCCGAAATGCAAGCAGATTCAATCAGCTCTGTGTCTCGTTCAGAATTTGATAACACTATTGAAGATAGCAAAAGATTTATAGAGTATGAAGTAAGTATGTCTAGAAAATCTATTCAAGAATTTATTGATAGTCTTAATAAAGATATGGATCGCTTAAATACTATAAGTAATCTTAGCCAAAAGAACGATGAGTATTTCCAGGAACAGCTTGAATTAATTCTTTATGAACTAAAAAACTTACAGACTCCAGAGGTAATAGATACTCCTGTAATTGAACCAGAAACTATAGAGCCTGCAGTAGTTGAAAAAAAAGAAGAAGTAGTTGAGCCTGTTGTTGTTGAAGAGTGTTCATATGCTTTACAGAAAGGCAGACAAAATAGCACTAAAGGAATTCAACGTACAGTAGATAGCCTTAGAAAAAAAGGTAACTATAATTTATCTGTATTGTTTAATATTAACACACAAGGTATAGCAGAAGACCTATCAGTACAGTCAAATGCTGCACCTTCAAAGTTAGAAAAAGCTGTACAAAAGTATGTTTCTAGGTTAAACTTTATACCTAAAGATACAGTTGTTACTAACTGTGAAATGAGTTTTAATTTGAATGTAACATAAACGAGGAAAATAAAGATGGCAGAAGAAAATACATTTAACGCGGGAAGCGGAGTCGGTGAAGTTACAGGTCGTGCTTACTATGCAAATGTAACTACACCTAATACAACGTTCGATGACAAGTGGGAAGTTAGTCTAGTATTAGATGACGAAACTTTAACTGAGTTTGAAAATAGAGGACATCCTATAAAAGAAAAAGACTTTGGTAGGTTTGTTCACTTCAAAAGAAATGTAGATAAGAAAGGTGGTGGTCAAAACACTAGACCTATTCTTGTTAATGAAGAGCGTAAACGTGTTGATACTTTACCTAAAATCGGTAACGGTTCTTTAGTAAAAGTACAGTACGGTGAGTACGCTTGGAACTATCAAGGTAAAGCAGGTAAAGGTAGAGACTTACGAGCTATTCAATTACTAGACTTAGTAGAGTACAATGAGCCTGATGGTGCGGGTATGTACGATGAAGGAGAGTTTTAGGATGACTGATGAACAGAAACCTTTTATTACTATTGATGATGTGCAGATTTCGGTAGAAGATTTACCAGAAGAAGCACAAGGTATCTTTGGTAGGATACAAAGACTTAATCAAAAGAAAGCAACGTTAGCTCTTGATATGGAAGAGATAGATGCTAGTCTTAATTTCTTTTCAAGCAGAATCATAGCTATTGTTAATGCTGATGCTAAACCAAAAGAGGAAGAGGAAGAAGCAGTTAAGTCTAATAACTAAGCGTGTTACAAAGCTAGGCATTTCTTAACATAATGTACGAATTATGAAGATAGATTAAGAGGTGTCTAGCTTTTTTATTAACTAAAATATTTGGGGAACAACATTGAATACAGAAAGTACTTTTATTAAACACATACCTTGTGATGCCTGTGGCAGTAAAGATAACAACAGTTTATATAGTGATGGGCATACTTATTGTTTTGGTTGTGAGACTAGAACATCACCAGAAAGAATTGGCATTATAGATAATAAATCTTCAGTAAGTTTTTTACCTACAGATAAAAATAGTTTTTTACATTCTTATAAAGGATCATACAATGCTCTTGAAGACAGGAAGATTAGTCTTAAAACTGCTAAAACTTTTGGGGTTTTATCTAGCCCCAATAAGCACGTGTATCCTTATTATAATAATAACGAGATTGCAGCTACTAAAACTAGAGAGATAGATACTAAAAAGTTTTATTCCAACGGTAACTTTGAAGGCACAGGATTATTTGGTGAGCAGTTGTATAGAAATACAGGCGGTAAATACTTAACTATTACTGAAGGTGAGTGCGATGCTATGGCAGTCCATCAAATGTTTGGAGGTAAGTGGGCCGTTGTTTCTGTTAGAGGAGCTTCATCTGCAATCAAAGATATAAGAGACAGTATAGAGTTTGTAGAAGCTTATGAAAATGTAGTGCTTGCATTTGATAACGATAAGGCAGGACAAGATGCAGCCAAGAAGATAGCCCGCATATTAAAGCCTAACAAAACTAAGATACTTTCTTTTCCCACAGGCTTTAAAGATGCTAATGATATGCTTAAACAAGGGAAGTTTGAAGAGTTTACAAAAGCCTGGTGGGAAGCTAAAACATATACACCATCAGGTATCCTAGAACTATCTAGTAAAAAAACAGATTGGTTACAACGAGAAGATAAAGAAAGCGTACCTTATCCGTGGTCAGGTTTAAATGATAAACTTTACGGTATGCGCAAAGGAGAGTTAGTTACTCTTACTGGAGGTACTGGTTTAGGTAAGTCTAGTGTGACTAGAGAACTAGAACATTGGCTTATCAAAAACACTACAGATAATGTAGGCATTGTAGCTCTAGAAGAGAACTGGCTTAGAACTGCTGACGGAATAGTATCTATCGAAGCTAACGATAGAATCTATTTAGCTGAGAAAAGAAACAACTATAGTAGTGAACAATTAGAAACTTTATTTGACAATGTAATTGAAGATGGTAGAGTGTTTATCCACGCGCACTTAGGTGCAACTAATATTGATGAGATCTTTTCTAAACTTAGATACATTATAGTAGGCTGTGAATGTGAATGGGTAGTAGTTGATCACTTACATATGCTTGTAAATGTAATGACAGAAGGCGATGAAAGAAGAGGTATTGATAGTTTAATGAATCGTCTTAGATCTTTAGTAGAAGAAACAGGTGTAGGTATGATACTGGTATCTCATCTTAGAAGAGCAGCAGGTGAGAAAGGACACGAGCAAGGTATTGAAGTATCTTTATCTCACTTAAAAGGATCACAAGGAATATCACAACTATCAGATTGTGTAATAGCCTTAGAAAGAAATCAACAGGCAGATAATCCAGAAGAAGCTAACACAACAAGAGTACGAGTTTTAAAATCTAGATACACAGGGGATACTGGATTAGCTTGTAGCTTAAAATATAATATAAATACAGGAAGACTTTATGAAACAGACCTTGATCTCTCTCCCCAATCAAATAGCTCATCACCGTTTTAAAAAAGTAATATTTGATGTAGAAACAGATGGATTAGAAGGGAACACAATACACTGTATAGTAACCAAAGTAATTGGGGGTGAGACACAACTGTTTCCCCCTAATAACTTACAGGCAGCAGTAGATATATTAACCAGTGCTGATGTGTTAGTAGGCCACAACATCATAGGCTTTGATATCCCTGTTATTAAAAAACATTTCGATGTTACCTTGACTAACCATATCGAAGACACTTTAGTAGTATCCCGCTTAGTTAATCCTGTTCTTACAGGAGGACACAGTTTAGATAATTGGGGTTACTTACTCTATCCTAACGATGCAGAAAAAAGAAAAGCAAAACAGCCTGATAGTTGGGATGAGTATACAGAAGAAATGGGTAAGTATTGTATACAGGATGTAGAATTAAATGCAGATATTTATTATGCTTTACTTAAACAAGTAGAAGAGTTTAGTCAAGAGTCTATTGATCTTGAACATTCAGTAGCTAAGATAATTAAAGAGCAAGAAGTTAAAGGCTTTATGCTTGATGAAAAGAAAGCTACCTTATTGTCTGCTAAGTTACAGTCTAAGATGGCTACCCTTGAAAAAGAAGTACACGAAACTTTTAAACCTAAATGGGTAGACGATAGATTAATAACTCCTAAGTTTAATAAAGATGGTTCGTTATCTAAAGTACCTAAGTTAACTGATGAAGAACTTATTAAAGTTAAAGCTACTGACTACGAACCTTTTATGCGGCAAAAGTGGGTAGAGTTTAACCT